CAACAGATGTTGATACACCGTACAGTTACGCTGTCAAACGTAACTGTAGAGGAAGCAGCTGCCGTTGGCGCACGCCTTGTGGGCCTGTCCGAACTTATTAAAGTTGGACAAGTCCACGCGCGCCGTAGGCAGGGAGCTGTGCTCCCTGACGGTTCCCACCGTCAGGGTAGCTCCGCTTCTTGTCGATTATCCATGGAGAGTGTCCTTCCGCGACCCCTCCGGCTGCCGATAAGGAGAATGAGTAGAGCCGACTGGAATGTCGTGCGAGGATCTTGGGACGCCCTCCGTGCTGCGTTAGCAGCCGCAGGGTTCCTTAGGTTCTCGCTCGACCGTCCGGGTCGTGACTCTGTTCATTCTCTCTGTCGGCTAGCGTGGTGGTTGGTTCGTACCTCCTCTTTCTCAGGGGTTGGCCACGCCGTTAAGTGCCTGAAGGGTTGGTCTTCTGACCTCCGCCTTTGGGCCCTTTCCGACGTGCCCCTGAAAAAGAGAAAGGGAGGGCTCGCAAGGTTCTTTCAGGGGCGCCTGAGATCCCTTATCGACTCCAACAGCAGTGCCGTCCAGGTTTCGTACCTGGGCCGTGCTCTGCCGGAAGGGTCGAAGGGGGTTCAGGATCGCGCCCTGAAGGAGCACTTACGTGTCCTCACCAGCCACCACGCGACTCCGAAACCACTTCTCGATGCTGCTCGGGCGTTCGCTCGCGAGTGGGCTTCAGTCCACTTGCGGGAACCTCTTCCGGGTACGCTACCGTTGACCGGCGGTGCCTGCCTTGAGTCCTCTCGGGCTGAAGGAGGGCACGCGTCGGCCTTGTTAGCGTACTACGGGGAGGCTGAATGCCTTCGTAGCACTGAGATGTGGGCTCGGAGGGCCGAAGCGGTCGCCGGGACCCCGATGACCACGCATTGCCACCGTGACATGGCGGTAAGGGATTCGGTCGTCCGAGACCGCTGCTACGCAGCGATCAAAGACGTTACCTACCCTGACGCCACGGCACTGGTGGTTCCAGAACGCGGGTGGAAAGCCCGAGTTGTGACAAAGGGGTCAGCCCCTTTGGTCGCACTCGGCCAGTACCTCCGTCTCTGGTTATTGCGTGGTCTTCGGTCGGACTGCCGAAGCAGTGATACCCTGGCTGGGGATCACGGCAAGGCCGTTCAGGAGGTGATGCGAGGGCCCCGCAAGGTTGACGGGAGAGCTTTGCTCTCCGCCGACCTTACGGCGGCCTCCGATTACCTCCCGCTCGACCTGGTCCGTGAGCTCCGCCGGGGTATCATCGACTCATCTCCCTATCTTCCTAAGTCGGCTCGTCGTGTTCTGAAGCTCCTTACGGGACCTCAGAACGTTACGTGGCCGACTTTGGGAAGAACCGAGGTGACGTCGCGTGGTATCTTGATGGGACTGCCGACCACGTGGGTCTTCCTTTCTCTCGCTCAGCTCTTTTGGGCTGTCGAGGCGTGGAAGCCCATTTGGGAGACAGTCACCCCAAGAACCACCTTCTTCGGCAGACCGGGGGTGACGCCCGCGACCGCGATCTGCGGTGACGATCTCGTTGCCTGGTGGCCGGTTAAGGCCATCAGGGCTTACGAGAAAGTCGCCGTTGATTGCGGTTCGACCTTCTCAGCCGGGAAGCACGTTTCCTCGACCAGGTATGCCATCTTTACCGAAGAAGTGTACGAGTTAAATCTCGTGCACACTCCGGCACGTTTGGCATCCTGGGAGAGGACTCGTGCTGGCCGGTTTGAGAAGGCCGGGAAACGGCATCGCTTCCATCACCTCGTGTGGCGGCGGATGCGCGGTGTCGCGGAGAGGGGTCTGGTAGGGGACGGAGCAATCCGCCTTCCTGCCATCCCCCTCCGCGGCCTCGTGCGCCCGAAACGCCTCCCCGGTGATCGAGGTGATACCGTTCCCTGGTGGGCGGCACTCGGTCCCGCCGCAAGTGCGATAGCCGATTCCACCGGGAATCCCCGGGCAGTTCGCCGCGTTCTCCGTACTCTTTGGCCTGGCGCTTGGCGCTGGGCTCGGGAGCACGGGTTCGCAGCGACTCTACCCAGGGAGCTCGGTGGGTTCGGACTACCGCAATTGCGGGGAAGGCCAGACGCTGTCGGCTGCCTCCCTCACCCGTTCAAGAGGGGCGTATCGGGGTACCTCTACGCGTCATCTGTTGGAGCTCGTCCTCCAGATGCTGCGTGGGGTGTATTCAAATACGCCTCCTG